GCCCAGGTGAGACGAAAGAAACTTTCGAAGTTCGACTGGTTGAATATGGCGTCGTTAGGAGGGGGTTGCATCAGTAACTCCTTCATGGCCTTGATAGATTGAAAGAAGGCTTGGGTTACATCATTTGTGTCCAGCCCGTCGGAGGTGTCAACCGTCTTGTTCTTGGTGTCTTTGGCGCCGGGTTTGTAGGCTAGTGCGGTTGTCATTTGCACTATGAGTTGGTTCCAATTGGCCTTGAAAGGGGAGACATAGAGACTGTCAGTGGGAAACCGGACACTGAGAGAGAAAGGTGGTGCCGTGGGCAAGCTATTGAAGGTATCGCGGAGGCCATCCCGAACAGTCTGCACGGAGAAGGCGGAGTTTTCTGCAGTACGTAGAAAGGACGCGAGTTCTAGGATATCGTACCATGCGCCCATGGAAGCGTAGTTAACGAGGGAGGTATCAGAGTAAGACATTGTGCCAGCCACGCGGTACATCTTAATTAACCACGTCTGAGTCCAAACGATGGTGGAAGGTGTTGGTGTTAGTTACCAGCGTATATACCATTGTAGTCTTCTACTGTGTCAGCTATACTAATTGGACGGTTCAAGAAGGTGTATGGAGAACTAGACTTCGAGCGTTTGTAATAGGAAAGGCCGACAGCTATAAGCCTAGACACGTGAGCTGGTATTATGGAAGGATCTATACCATCAAAGCAGTAAGGGGCGACGGCTAATTTATCATACATATTGTGAAATATCTCATTGACCTGAGACGTAAAGACGGGTGTAGGTTGCATGGACTTGTACAACAATACTTTAGATATGGCGGGTGACCATGCACGTGCAATCCTCCGTACAGTGATCTCAGGTTGAGAACCTACCAGACTATTATAAACATCCTGAGCCGGTACACCTAGTATGAAACCGTGAGTGCGGGGAGTGGGCCTAAATTCTGCTATGTGCCAAGCTATAGCGGTAAGTATTGCAGCATTAGTGGGCCTACCTGTGTTGAAGGCACTCTGAATAGTGACTATAGCTCGGGAAAGTGCTTCGGTCAGGGTTTCTAATGGTATTCCGTTGCACCTAGTGTTCCGGTGTAAGGTTTTAGGTGCTTCTTCTACTGTGAAGTTAATATTAGAAAGAGTACTGACACCAGCGCTCACTGCTGAGGAAAGTGTGGCGGGGTCAAGAGCAGGCTCATCATCAGTACCCCCTGAAACTGTGGCAGGTACTATTTCTGAGCTTGACTTCTTGAGGGCATCACCATCCATAACTCGGCTGTTAATTGTGTCTTTGGATTCTACCTCTGTAAGTACCGAGCCCTTAGCAGCAGTAACCATTTTAGGATTTTTCGAAGTCAGCGTAGATGGTTTTCCAACTAACGGTGTGGTCCCAGACGCGAATGCCAACCTTAGGTGATGAACTCGGGAAGGAGTATGGCGATTCTTTTTCTGGGTCGCAACCGTGTCTGGTGGCATATGCGGACTTATAAAGAAATTTACCACTATCGTCTACTATATCTTCTAAAACAGACGGGTGATAACGGGACTGTAAGAGCAGTTTAAGTTTTGGAGTTATAGGGTTGGCTAACAAATTGTAGAGGGCTTCGTTGTAAGGAGAAACTTCTCGTTCGGGAGCATAGACAACATTTGGAGAAACATATATACCTCGTCTGAGTCTCCCAACTCTACCACGACGTTGAATACGTTCGTGGTGTGTAGCTGGGCCTCGTTTGACGTGTATATGAGAATAGGAAGAGTTGTCAGTGTTTTTAGTAAATAGTACGGTGTTGGACATGGCGAGGTCTACCACTACATCTATATCTAATGTGAAGCCGGTCTGTAAAACTGGAGAAGAGAATATGAGGATGGGACCTTTAGTGGACTTAATGGAAGGAACTAATTGTGTTGCGTTAGTGTAAGTGACAGCGAAGACGGGTATGCCCGTGTACATAGACGCGAGATCCGTAGCATCCCTGTCATTTGGGGCGAAAACAAGAACACGCTTGCCAGACGTTGTGGGGTAAATGAAAGGGAGGGGTTTACGGTCGTAGATGTTCTGGATAGTGTATAAGGGGTTAATGACCTCTGTTATTGGGAACAAGGTGGCTTTAGGATCTGCAGAAGCGTTAGGGGCAGTGGCAGAGGTTAGAAAGGCTGAACCAGGTTTCGCTACCCTATTTATGAGGTGGACTGTTAGATGGTCTGTATTATGAGATTCATCTATGAGAATATAACCATCGCGTGGCTCCATTACGTACTCTAATTTGGTGAGGTATATGGCATCTGGGAATTTCCGCATGTAGGTACGCATCGAATCACGCAAAGCTACTGTGTCAACTAGGATATATAATCTTCCTAATAGTTTAGACAGTATGCCGGGTAGGGTGGTAGTCTTACCAACACCCGTAGCGGCATAGAAGAGAATAAGTTGGGTTAGGCGCGGTAATGATTGTATGACATGTGTGGTTAGATTAACTATTGAGTCTGCGGTTAGTTCTATGGGTAAGATGGAATACGGCGCCATCACAAAGGTTCAGTGCGAGAGATTGTCACAGGGGTGTAGTGCGTCCTAAATTGTTTGGCGTCTATATGGGTCAGAGATTCTAGGGCATGAAAGACTTCTTGAAGGTACAGGAACTGTCTGATATAGTCACAATGAGTCTCAGGTACGTGTATATTGGACTTGATAGTGGAGGATATGCCTTCAGTATCAGATCTCTTCACGTCAAGTACAAAGTCACGGATAGAGTTTTGAACTTCCGCGAAGTGTTGGTAATCTCTGAAGGTTGTACCAACAAGCTTCTTGTACCTACGTTCAAGATCGAGAAAGAATTTTCCGTTGGAGTAGCTCATACCACAGAAAGATATTCTTCCTCCTATTTGACACTTCAGTTTCATCTTTGTAAAGTTACTAACGTTTGAGATTTCATCCTCATCTAAGTGAAGCCCAATACCGTATATGAAGCAGTCATCACCTTGACCCACAATCACAGTATCCATGGTTTTAGTCTTCAAGAGCCAGGCTGTGAGGCACATCATTAGTATGGTATTGAACAACAGTGTACCGGGTTCTCCAGACGTCTTCGCAGAGTCTATGATGGCGGACAATGTGTTCGATGATAGAAGGTAGTCATTTCGGATGAGATAGTAGGCTTGCAAGGCTTCCAATGGCATCCCTAACCTAATCATTATATTCTTCTCTATTTCCTGAGTAAATGCGTTTTGACAAGAGTCGAATTGAGTACCGTCCATGTACCCACCTATGGCGGATTTTGGAACGGTGCCCATAGCGGTTCTGACTTTTTCTATGAGTTCGACTTGCGTAAGTCTATTGTTGAATACTGCATTGGGTTTCAACGACCTGGCAAACCTTCTACTCATTATACGCATTAAAGTGTGAAATAACGCTACCACAGTTGGGTCCCAAGCAGAAATACCTTGTCCGGCCTTGCTGGCATCGGTATCGTGAGACCTCGAGACTTTAAAGATTTCTTTCATGAAGAAATTAATTCTTTTATGATCGAAGGTAGCAAAATCACGCACTCTTTCAGGGTAATGTTTCTTTATCGCGTCAGTTAGTGCTTCGTTTAAAACTTG